TATAGTTATATAACAATACTATAATATTACTATAGTATAATATAGTTATATAATGTTAAGTTAATACAATAATATTCTTATACTCTAATATTACTCTATAGTATTAAATAGATTAATAATAATTATTATTACTTGCATTAATTTAATTTATATAGTATTATGTAGTTTGTATTAATTAAATAGGGGAAATTATGATTAAAGTATTACAATTCGATAATGAAATAGAGTTAAGCGTTAATGATTTAATGGCTTATTATTTAACTTATGTTAATGATTATTTAACTTTAGATAGATTTTCAGAGGATGTGGGGATAAACCCAAAAGAGCTACAAGAAATTATCAATATAGGTAAAAAGTTGTATAACTCTCAAAGCGATAGAATAGATTTTAACGGCGTAAAAGCCATACAATATTAATAACTAGGGGGATAAAATGAAAGGGATGATACTTAACGAAAATAGCGATACTGTATCTATTATTGTATTTGCTAGTAGTAATAAAAAAACTGGTGATATGAATCAAATATATATCTTAAATAAGGATATATCACCGCTTGAGGCTGTAAAAACTGGTTTAAACTCAAAAATATGTTTTGATTGTAAACACGCTAAAAACAATACTTGTTATGTTAATGTCGGACAAGCACCAACACAAGTGTACAACGCCTATAAAAAGGGTTTATATAGCCCTCTAGATATTGACATATTAAAACATATGGTGAAATATAAGCCCGTTCGCTTTGGTGCATATGGTGAGCCAGTTTTAATACCTTTAGAGATTGTAAAACTCATTGCAGAAAATACCAAAGGTTTTACGGGATATACTCATCAATGGCAAAACCTAGAATATAACGCTTATAAACAATATTTTATGGCTAGTGTCGAAACGGCACAAGAAATGCTACTAGCGGTTAAATTAGGCTTTAGATACTACCGTACCGGCACAAGTAATGAAAAGCCTAAAAATAATGAAATTTTATGCCCTAATACTACAAATGGTATTACTTGCCGTGATTGTCGCTTATGTAATGGCAATACTTACAAGGGTAAGAATATTTTCATTAATGTACACGGCACGAAAGGAAAGATTAATAAATTTAATACAACGGCGTTAAACTTATAAGTATATTATAATATTCTAATACTCTAAAGAGCCTCGATTATCGGGGCTTTTTTATGTTTACTAGTATATAGCCCTATTAAATATAATAATCTATTGAATATGGGCAAATTTGAGAGCTTGAGAGGTATAAAAGAGATATAAAGTATTAATATAGATTTTATGGTCATAAAGAGTAATTATTATTATATTATAATATTCTAATATAGATAGGTACTAAAAAGCCCCTTAATTGGGGCTTAATAGTTTATAGCGATAATGTCTCTATAATTGCGATAGATAGCATAAACATTGAGAAAAACATTAAAGCCATATACCCAATAGCTTTAAAGATTTTCGGGGCATATAGCTCAAATTTAGTGGTTTTGTGATTGTATTTTTTAAACATCATTTAGACGCTCTAGCTATCCAATGAATATCATTATTCTTAATAGCTTTTTGCATCCCCATAATATCGTGCATAAAATCGCTATCATTAAAGCTTGATAAAGTATTAATATCTATATCGCTAATATCAATCATATCAATCATAAAATTATCTATATTACTGTACATATATTCAAATGGCATTAATTGTATTTGACGCTTAAACAAAGCTTTTACAGTTGCTAAATCTTTTAATGTAATTGTATTCATAAATTCCCCTATATTAGTATATTATAATGTTGTTATGTTTACTGGCTTTTTGTTCCAGTTGTTAAGACTATAACATATCTATAAATTAATGCAAGTGTATTAGTATTTCATAATATTATAAACTACTGAATAAGGTACTACACAAACACACACATTAGCATATTCTAATACAATAATACTCTAATATTAGCACAAACTAATACAATGAAACTCTTATATAGCTATATTATTATATTATGATATTGCGTAGGGGCGGGGGAGGGCTGTGTTATTGTTATAAATATTGTAGTTGCTTCACAGATACAAAATAGTAAAAAAATTGAATAAAAATAATAAAAATAACTAATTATTTAGTTTTCCGATAGTAGACTATGTTAACTATCTAATTTATTGATAATTAATGTAAAATAAAAGTGCCTCTGCGGAGTACAGTAAGCTACTGAAACCCGCTTAAAAAGGTTTAGTAGGGTTTTTGTATCTTTTTTTAGTCTAAGGTATTGACAAATACTAAAAAGTGTGCTATAATATTAGTATAGATTACAGAGTTGAAAGGGATGCAAGAGAAGAATAATACTCCATATACATCAACTAAGTAAGTTACATAATTTATATAGAGGTAAACTCAATGTCAGAGTCTCAAGAAGTTACAGAAGTTAAACGTAGACGAGGTCGCCCTAGAAAAGGTGAAGTAGTTGCTAAAAAAAGAGGTAACAGAGGACTACGCGGAAGACCTAAAGGTGATGCAGCAGTAATTAACGAGTATAAAGCTCGTATGTTAGCATCTCCTAAGAGTGTAAAAGTATTAGAAAAGATATTTGATGCTGCACTTAATGATGAACATAAACATCAGAGTGCTGCTTGGAAATTAATAGTAGATAGAATTGCTCCTACTGCATCATTTGAACAAGATGTAGTAAAAGGTGCAGGTAGAAATTCTATACAAATAAACATCACAGGTGTTGGAGAAGCTGTTGTATCCTCAGAAGAGGATGTGATAGATGCTGAAGTAGATGAGTGATTTAAATGTAGAACTTCTTCCTTGGCAGCAGGATGTATTTGCTGATAAAGCACGTTTTAAAGTAGTTGCAGCAGGTAGACGTACTGGTAAATCTAGACTTGCAGCGTGGATGCTAATAATATACGCTCTGCAAACTAAAAAAGGTCAAGTATTCTACGTTGCTCCTACACAAGGACAAGCTAGAGACATTATGTGGCAGACTTTACTAGAACTTGGTCACACTGTGATTAAGTCTGCTCATATTAACAATTTACAACTAACTTTAATTAATGGTGCTATCATTAGTTTAAAGGGTGCAGACAGACCAGAGACTATGCGTGGTGTATCTCTACGCTTTCTGGTAATGGATGAATACGCAGATATGAAACCAGAGGTGTGGGAGCAAATACTTAGACCTGCTCTTGCTGACCAGAAAGGTGATGCTATGTTTATTGGTACACCTATGGGTCGTAATCACTTCTATGATTTGTATCAGTATGGTGAACTTGGAGAAGACCCTACATACAAGTCGTGGCATTTTACGTCATACGATAATCCATTGCTAGACCCTGAAGAGATAGACATAGCTAAGAAGTCAATGTCTAGTTATGCATTTAGGCAGGAGTTTATGGCTTCATTTGAAGCACAAGGCTCTGAGATTTTTAAAGAAGAATGGGTGGAGTTTGATGAAGATGAACCTGAAATCGGTGATTACTATATTGCAATCGACTTGGCAGGATTTGAAGATGTCAGTAAAAAAGGCGGTAGCAAAAATAAAAGACTTGATAACACAGCAATAGCAGTTGTTAAGGTAAATGAACAAGGTTGGTGGGTAGATAACATCATACACGGTAGATGGGATTTAAACGAAACTGCCAATAAAATATTTAATGCAATAGAAAAATACAGACCGTTAGCTGTAGGTATTGAAAGAGGTATTGCAAAACAAGCTGTGATGTCTCCTCTGATGGATTTACAAAAGAGAAGACAAAAGTTCTTTAGAATTGAAGAACTAACTCACGGTAATAAAAAGAAAACTGACCGTATCATCTGGGCATTACAAGGTAGGTTTGAAAACGGCTATGTAAAACTAAATAAAGGTAAATGGAATAATGAGTTTCTAGATGAGCTTTTCCAGTTTCCTAATCCACTTGTACACGATGACCTTGTGGATGCACTGGCATATATTGACCAGTTAGCCAAAGTACCTTATCATTATGAGGACTTTGATTTTGATGAATTTGAGATGTTGGACACTTTAGCAGGGTATTAAAATATGGAAGAAAAAGATTATTTTCAGCAAACGGTAACAGATTGGGTAATAGATAAGTGTGATAAATGGAGAGACCACTACGAATCTAATTACGCAGAAAATCACGAAGAATATTACAGATTATGGAGAGGTATCTGGTCAGGTGAGGATTCACTAAGACAATCCGAACGCTCTAAGATTATATCTCCAGCACTACAACAAGCAGTAGAATCATCTGTTGCTGAAGTTGAAGAAGCTACGTTTGGTCGTGGTAAATTCTTTGATATTAAAGATGACTTACAAGACCAGAATCCTGCTGATATAGCATTACTACGTAATCAACTGACAGAAGACTTTACATTTACTAAAACAAGAAAGTCTGTAGCTGAGTGTATTCTTAACGCTGCTGTATTTGGTACAGGTATCGGTGAACTTGTTCTTGAAGAGCAAAAAGAAATGAAACCTGCAACTCAACCAATGATGGAAGGTCAACTAGAAGCAGTAGGTGTAGAAACAACTGATAGATTTGTAGTAAAACTAAGACCTGTACTCCCTCAAAACTTCCTTATTGACCCTGTAGCAACTTCAGTAGATGATGCACTAGGTGTAGCTGTAGATGAGTTTGTACCTATCCATCAAGTAGAGAAAGATATTGAAGCAGGTATCTATCGTGATGTTGTACTAGAGACAGCTGCTCAAGATTATGATATTGAGCCTGACCAAGAGTTACAAGTATACACTGAAGATAAAGTAAGATTAACTAAATACTACGGTCTTGTACCTAGAGATTTATTTATTGATTCTATTGCTAACTCTGATGAAGTTGAAGAAGAGGAACTTGTATCACTTAGTAGTGAAGATGAACTAGAAGAAGGTTCAATGTATGTTGAAGCAATCGTTGTAATTGCTAACGGTGGTCAACTATTAAAGATTGAAGAAAATCCTTATATGATGCAAGATAGACCTATTGTTGCATTTCCTTGGGATGTTGTACCTTCTAGATTCTGGGGTAGAGGTGTATGTGAAAAAGGATACAACTCACAGAAAGCATTAGATACAGAACTACGTGCTAGAATAGATGCTCTAGCATTAACGATTCATCCTATGATGGCAATT